TAATAGTTTTAAAAGAAATCTTATAATTGACTTATTGATAGACGGAAACATTTTTATATACTATGATGGAGTGCACTTGTATCAACTACCTGCACGAAATGTAGATATAGATACACATGAGAAGAACTTTGTCAGTAGATACGTATACCAAGGTAAATTAGACTACAGCCCAGAAGAAATCATACATGTTAAAGAGAACTCCTTCAATTCGATTTATAGAGGAGTTCCTAGATTGAAACCAGCATGGAGAACCATGCAGTTACTAGGTTCAATGAGAAGTTTTCAAGATACTTTCTTTAAGAATGGAGCAGTACCAGGACTCGTTATTAAAAGTCCTAATACTCTTAGTGAAAAAATCAAAGAAAGAATGTTAGCGGCTTGGAGAGCGCGTTATAATCCGAATACCGGAGGACATAGACCGCTTATTTTAGATGGAGGATTAGAAGTCGATACACTAACTAATGTTAGCTTTAAAGAACTCGATTTCCAATCTTCAATTGAAGCTAACGAAAGAATTATCTTAGAAGCATTAGGTGTTCCACCTTTACTTCTTGATAGTGGAAATAATGCAAATATTCGACCTAATCATCGAATGTATTATTTGGAAACCATACTTCCTATCGTACGAAAGATTAATTTTGCGTTTGAAAGGTACTTTGGATTTGACTTACAGGAAGATATTAGTAATGTTCCTGCACTTCAACCCGAATTACGGGATCAAGCAGCTTATTATTCAACTCTAGTTAATACGGGGATTATAACCCCTAATGAAGCTAGGGACTCTTTACGAATGGAAGCACTTGATGGGCTGGATGAAGTTAGAATTCCTGCGAACATTGCAGGAAGCGCCGCAAATCCAGAGGAAGGAGGGAGACCTCCTGAAGAGGATGAAAATGAATAAAATCTTTAATCTAACTTCTCAGTTTAAAGCTCATGAAGAAGAGGGTACTGTAAAAATACGTGGTTACGCCAGTACTAACGATGAAGATCGAGCTGGGGATGTTATTGAAGCAGCTGCCTGGGAAAAGGGCGGTTTAAACAATTTTAAGAATAACCCAATTATTCTGTTTAACCACAACTATAATGAACCTATTGGTAAAGTTTTAGATTTAAAAACTACTAATAAGGGGTTAGAAATCAATGGTCTTATCTCTAAGTCTGCGGGTAAAATCCGTGACATGGTGAAAGAAGGCGTTCTCGGTGCTTTTAGCGTCGGTTTCCGAGTAAAGGACGCAGATTATGTAGAGGAAACTGACGGTTTAAGGATTAAGGATGCAGAACTGTTCGAGGTATCAGTCGTATCTGTACCTGCTAATCAAGCGGCTATCTTCTCTGTGGCAAAAAGTTTTGACTCAGAAGAAGATTACACTGCTTGGAAAGCACAGTTTATCAACGATCCTCAAATGAAACCTGGTCAGTCTGATAAAGACTCACCAAAAGAAACAGCTAATGCTGTCTTCGAGGAAAAAACAATGTCTGATCAAAAAGACTTTAATCTTGAAGAGTTCGCTAAAGAAGTAGCGCGCAAAACTGCTACGGAAATCGCTATGGCTCAGGCCGAGCGAGATACCGCTAAGCAGACTGCAATAGAGGAAGCTAAAGCAGCTTCTGAAGCAGAGCAAGCTACTAAAGATGCCGAACTTGATAAGAGGAAAGCTGAGGTTCAAGCTGTGGTTCAAGGTGTAACGACTGGTGCGGAGCGCCTAATCAACGATGTTGAAGAGCGCGTATCCAAGAATCACGAAGACCTGGAAACTGTAGTAAACGAACTACGCTCCGAACTAAAGGAAAAATCTGAAGAGATTCAAAATATTCGTGAATCTAAAAGGGTTTTTGCTGACCGTGCCAACAACTCTGATTGGAAAGACGCGTTTAAAAATGATATAGCTGACGCTTATATCTTAGCCCGCACAACGGGTAAAGGATATGATACCGATTTCGGTAAGAACGTTATGCAAAAGGTTAATGAGCACTCAGGTGTTCAGGTATCTTCAGCCGATTTTGAGCAGGAAGTATCTTCTAATATTGAAAGAGATATCCAACTTGAACTCGTTCTCGCGCCTCTTTTCCGTGAAATCCAAATGCGATCTGCGACTCAGATCCTTCCCATCATGCCAGACGCTGGTTACGCCGAATTTGCTTCGGCCCAGACTGCCTCGGGTTCAAGCCCGCATGGTAACTTGGCACAACGAGGTGACGCCTATGGCACGCCTTGGGGTGGTGTAGATCTAGCAGAACGAACGCTCTCCACGAAAAAACTCATTTCACAGTCCTACCTGGGAAATGAAACGGAAGAGGATGCAATAATTCCTGTACTTCCTTTGATTCGTGAAGCGGTAATTCGCTCGCATGCTCGCGCTGTAGAGAATATGATTCTCGTTGGTAACAGTGCTGACGGTGCTTTCGGTACCGGCGGTGCTTCTCCTAGCGGTATCATCACGCTGGCTGCTGCAGATAGTGATAAAACACAATCTACAACGGCATTTGCCTCAGAATCTCTGACGGCTGCTCATTTGTTAGCAGCTCGTAAGAATATGGGCAAGTATGGCCTCAAGCCTTCAGATGTGGTATATATCGTTAACCTAACGGAATATCATAACTTAATCGCAGATTCTGCTTATGCAGATTCCAGCCAAGTCGAAGGACTTGCTACCAAGCTGACTGGTCAAGTTGGTCAAGTATACGGTTCACCTGTAATCGTATCTGACGAATTTGCTACTCCGGCTGTAGCTAAGTACTACGCCGTGGCTGTAAATGCTCGTAACTTCGTAATTCCGCGTTTACGTGGTATTACAGTTGAGAGTGACTATGAAGTTGCTAATCAACGCCGAGTACTCGTTGCTAGTCAACGTATCGGCTTTACTGATATTATTGATGGCGCCACTAACAAGTGGGCTTTACAATACAAAGCTTCTTAATAATGCTGGGTAACCTTTGGGGATTGGTGTTCCAATCCCCTAGGTTTTTACGAGGGGACTTATGGCCGATTTAGTTACAAAGGCAGATTATAAAGGGTATAAAGGAATAGATCATTTTAAAGATGACGTCAGAATTGACGCCTTAATTTCCCCTATAAGTCAATTGGTAAAAACCTATTGTGGTACTAGTTTTGTCGACTATTATAGCAGTGCATATACTGAAAAGTTCGACATAATGGATGCTAGTACACAGGAATTATTCCTAACAGAATCGCCCTTAGTAGGGGTAACTTCTGTCAAAGAAAGAGACGGCATCACTGCCTCTTACACTACTCTAGTTAATAATACAGATTATTACATAGATGCAGAACATGATCGTATTTATAGAATAGATGGAGATAAGTCTGTAAAATCATGGTCAACAGGGTTTTCTTCTGTTGAAGTTGTTTACACCGCAGGATACTCTACAACTCCTCAAGATTTGCGACTAGCTATATACGACTTAATTACTTATTACCTTAAAGAAGAGTACAAAGGAAGAAAGTCTTTAGCAGGAGCATCTATCCAAAATGAGACCTCAACTAGTATATCTGCTGATATCGGATTTCCTGACCATATTAAAAGGATTTTAGATATGTACAGAATAGTGGATGTAATCTAATGGCTCGTTCAAATACTACTAGGCGCTCTGCTATATTGGAAGCCTTCGCTGAAGCGTTCGAGAAAATCGACGGCGGCGATGGCTATAAATCCGATTTAAGCGGCGCTATTTCTACTCGCATGAAATTTTGGGATGAAGTAGAAAGCTTTCCTGCTTTACACATGTCCGCCGGAACAGAAACTCGTGAGTATTATGGCGGGGGACAAAAATGGAGATTTTTAACTGTTACATTTAGAATCTATGTTAATTCGGAAGAACCTATTCAGGAACTGGAAGAATTGCTAGAGGATGTTGAAACAGTTATTGATGATGCCGGCCAATTTAACTATTCGCATACTGAAGGGACACAAAATGTCGCTCAAGTAAGCATAGTTAGTATTAGTACCGATGAGGGTGTTTTACAGCCTCTCGGGGTCGGAGAAATGATCGCAGAAGTGCGATATTAGAGTTACTGCTCACTTCAGCAAACGCATAGTCGAGCACAACTCAAGTTTATAGGAGACCAATTATGGCTCTATTTTTTCAACGCGACTCGACACTAAGAGTGTTTCCTAACAGGGCGGATGGTACATTTCCTTCGGGAAGTTTAGCATTCGATATACCCCTATTGGAAGGTTTTAGTTTCAGTCAATCGACAAACGCTAGTGAGATAACACTATCGGAGATGGAAAGTACGGCAGGTACTTCTCGTCGTGGTCGTAAGGCGTTCAACGACTCCTTAGCCCCCGTCGAGTGGAGCTTTTCTACTTATCTACGTCCGTATATTGCAGCTAATAGCGCTAATCCAGGTAGTGGTAGTACCTATTCCTGGGGGGATGCTAAACAGCACCTCGTGGATGAGTGTCTTTGGAATGCTCTTTTGGCCAAATCAAGAATTGATGAAGCAACTAGTTCTCAAGCCGTTGTTTCTGTAGTAATTAATGCTGCAGGTACCGGATATTCAGTTGGTGATGTTCTAACCTTTACAGGAGGCACATTAGCTTCTGGTGGAGCACACGCTACGGCTAAAGTACTAACGCTTAGCGGTAGTGCAGTAGCTACTATTGAGATGGTTACTGGAGGTAATTATACTTCAGCACCTACTGGTGTAACTGATGTGGGAGCAGGCTCAGGTCTAACGCTTACTTCAGCAACTCTTGGTGAATCAGAAGATGCAGTTTTGGAAAGAACTGCTTTAGTTCTAGCAATGGATGCTTCACAGTCAAACGTATCAGCTTTGAATACTATGACTTTGGAATTTAATGTAGGAAGTTCTACTGTTTACCAACTAAATAAAGCAGTGGTTAACTCTGCAACGGTTAATTTCGATGTAGAGGGTATTGCTACTGTAGAATGGAGTGGTATGGCAGCTACAATTACTCAAGCTTCGGCATTCACAACTACTAATGTGGCTAGGGCGATTAATGAAGGAGGTACTTCGGCTGATACCGAGAACTTCATTCGTAATCGACTGACTGCAATGGCAGTAGCCCCGAAGACTTCTGGAACTTCAGCAGGAGTATCTGGAATGAAGTCTAGTTATGATGTTACACTGACAGGGGGAAGTTTCAGTATTGAGAATAATCTCGCATACTTAACCCCAGAAGAATTAGGTGTTGTTAACAAACCAATTGAGCACGTAACAGGTGTTCGTAATATTGGTGGTAGCTTCACTTGTTACTTGGCGTCTAACTCGGCTAATACAGGTAGTAAAGACTTTTATGAGGACTTAACATCAGCAGCAGCTCTCGATGTTATTACTCATGATTTTGATATGATCTTTAAAGTGGGTGGAAGTACCGGAACTCCTCGTGTGGAATTCCGAATGCCTCAATCTCACGTTGAGGTTCCAACGCACTCAATTGAGGACGTGATTTCATTGGAATCATCGTTTACATCAATTCAGAGCGACTTGGAAAGCAATACGCCCGATGATTTAAGTATTGAATCATACGGTGTTGCACTAGCTTAATAGAATAAGCGGGTCTTAACGGGCCCGCTGATTTCTTGGAGATATAATGGCTAAAACAAATGTCAAACTTAAAGGAAAACCTAAAGCTAAAACTAGTAATAATTTGGGCAATAAGGCAAATGATTGGAAAGCCGGCACTAATAAGTTACGTAAAAAATTAAGGCCTATTCTTACTATTCTTAGGCTTAATAAAGAGATGGATGATCATCTAAAATTATTAATTAAGAAATCAAAAGCAATTATGGAGGACAAGAAGCAAGGTCCAAAAACAAAAATGGATTTAGGAGGCGATCAGATAAGAGAGGCGGGCTCTGTACATAGAGCTGCAACAGAAGTTAGATCAGGTAGCATGTTAAAAACCCCTAATGGATGGGCCAAATTTGTAACTACTTATCTTAATGCGTTTAAAGCCGGGCAAGAATTAGGGCATATAAATGCTTCTATAGCTACACTAAAAGTAGCTAATCTTTTAAGCACTATGGATTCTAAGGATCCCTTACGTTCTGAGATAGAAAAATATTATTCATATTTGAAAAAAATAGATGCTTTAACTGAAAAAGACTTTAAAAAAGGGTCTTTAAAAGAAACAGTAGATATTACTTCAAATCTTCTTACAAAAACACAAGTTAAAACAAAAATTAAGACAGATATTGATCTAATGCAAGGAATAGGAAAGACGCAACTAATTGTTGCTTATGAAGCTAGATGGTTTAATCAAGCTAAGGCAACATTAGCGCAAGGTGTAATGCATGAAGTAAATAATATTATGCTGGGTGCTGGTAAAAGTATCAAAGGTAATATTAAGGTACAAGAGGTTGACTTTATAAGAGAAGAAATAAAAGAGAGTCTTATTGCTCAGGCATTAGGAAAAAAACCTAAAAGAAAAAGTAAAAAAACACAAAGTAAAAGATATATTACTAATAGAGATCCTTTAAAGGATCTTAAAACAGACATAAAAAAGCAAGAGACGGAGAGTAAACGAACAGCCGCTTTACTAAGAAGTCATAGGCCAGAACAAGCGGAACCAGAGGAAAGTGGTCAAAGCTTTGCTTCATTAGTACAATTATTAAACGCGAAATTGCCTCAAACTGTAGGAGAGAATATGGGCCTACCCGGTTTAGTATACCGATCTGGAAGATTTGCGAACAGTGTGAGAGTAACAGATGTTATCCCAACTGCTCAAGGATATCCTAGTATTGGCTATACCTATCAAAAAGATCCCTATCAAGTATTTGAAATGGGAGCAGGAGCACCGCCGTGGGCAACCCCAGCGAGAGATCCTAGGAAACTGATAGATGCCTCTATTCGGGAAATAGCTCAAGAGTTAGCAGTAGGAAGGTTTTATACGCGGAGAGTTTAATGAACTTTGAGTTCTTAAAAGACAGTAAAGTATGGATAGTCTATTCAGGTACGACCTATAGGCTGCACGTTACTTCTATAACGTTTAATCAAGCTTTTAAACAAGATAGTTACAAGACTAAAACTTTACATGATTCTTTCGGTACTTATGATACTAGTACCTTATTCGAGGGATCTTCTATAAATACCGCAAATCCAGCTAATTTTGATTTTACCATTCCTATGGTAGACGAAAATTCAGCCCATCAACATAAACCTATTGAGTTACTTTTAGACCACGACGGTTCAGACGTCGGAATCAAGACCTTTACTTTGTACATAGATCCAAATTCTTCCCTTGATTATTTATACAAGATAGAAGACTGTGCTATAACTTCTGGTACTTTTTCAATTCCTCGAACTGGATTAATGACCGTATCTATAAATGGACAAGGATCCAAACTTAGTAGAATTGCTACAAGTGAAGTAACTCTTGTGGATAATAGCTACACTAATACTAGTTCTACTACTTTTGGAGTAGCTAAAACAGTAGACGTAACGATAAATTCCAATACATTAGACAATGTAACTGGTATTAATATGGAAGTACAGAATAATATAGAGTGGACAAAAAATAATACTCTTCAAAGTAGCCTTTCGGTTACTAATGCTTCCAATAGTATGTTTCCTTCAACTTTTGTTTTGAAGGATAGGATAGTTTCCGGAAACATAAATCAATATGTTTCTAGTGGAGCACAATCAAATACTAATTTACAAACCTGGAAAGAAAATATTCCAGTACATATAAAAGCAGGGTTAAGTTCAAGTAATTATCAATTAAAAGCTGAGCTTACTCCTTGTTCTTTTACAAACCGAGTAAGTGCGGGTGGGGTCTTTTCCCAAGCCTATGATTTTAGGCTATTATCAGGAGCAGGATCTTTAACCTCTCTTATCTCACATTATAATATATAACTTAGGAGTTAAAATGAAATTAGAAGAACTAATGGTGGACACGAAATCTGCATGGATTGAGTTCCCCGGGTGTGATGGATTTGAAGTAGAAGTAGCAAATCTTTCAAGAAAAGAGTTAGTAGCTTTAAGAAAACGTTGTATTAAAACTAAATATAATCGACGTGACCATCAGGCGGAAGAAGAGCTTGATGAAGATAAATTCGTACATGAGTTTACAAAAGCTACTGTTAAGGATTGGAAAGACTTAAAACTTAAATATTTAGAGGATTTAATTCTAGTCGAATTAGGAGATAATGACCCAGAAAGTCTCTTAGAATTTACTTTAGAGAATGCAGAGATGCTAGTTCAAAACTCTTCAGAATTTGACAATTGGGTGAACGAGGTAGTCTTTGACCTTGCCAATTTTCGTGGAAGAGCAAAAGGAAAAACTGTGGAAAAGACTGGAGATGTGGCAACATAATTCTGACGCTAAGATGACGAAAACTCGTTACTTGGAAATGATGGAGCAATTAGGAAATGATCCTGTAGAGAGTGAAGTTCCTCCTGACACAGAAGATTTTCCTTATATAGTTTTAGATGCATTAGAAACATTTAATGGTTTAGGGGATAGAATATATCCTGAGATTGGGTATATTGGTAAAGATTATACAAATCTTCCTTATTATATGAAGATTTGTAAAGTTGAAGATGAAGATTTATTTTTAAGCATTCTATTGCGATTAGATGCAGAAGCCATCAATATGTCACAAAAGCGATTAAAGGCTGCGATGGACAAGGTAAACCGAAAACATGGCTGATACGTTAATTTTTGAAGTTCAAGCAACGTCTAAAGGACTCAAAGTAGTCCAGAAGGATACTAAAGCACTTGCCGATCAGGTTGAGAGGACTAATACTGCCCGTGATAAAGCAGGTAAGAGTCAAGACAACTATAATAGGCGAGAAAAAGGTATCGCTCAAAGTAACCTTTCTTCTGCTAAAGGCTTTTCAAAAATGAATCAAACACTGGGGGGGTCCTCCGGACTTGTTGGTGCATATGCTACTCTGGCTGCTAACGTATTTGCTGCAACTGCAGCTTTTAACGCTTTAAGAAGAGCCGCCCAATTGGAACAGCTAGTTGCAGGTTTAGAATTGGTAGGGGCTGCTGCTGGACGAAACTTAACTTATGCAGCAGATAAGTTAAGAGAAGTTTCTGGTTTTGCTATTTCTACTGATCAAGCTATGAGAAATATGGCATTAGGTATTTCGGCAGGTTTTGATACGACTCAAATGGAAGGATTAACTAGAGTAGCTAGAGGGGCTTCAATAGCTTTAGGTAGAGATATGGGCGATGCAATGGATCGTCTTACTCGTGGTGCTGCTAAGTTAGAGCCTGAAATTCTCGACGAATTAGGTATTATGGTTCGTTTGGATCAAGCAACCGAAGACTATGCTACTTCTTTAGAAAAACCAGTAACTGCATTATCTCAGTTTGAAAGACGTCAAGCCTTTTTAAATGCAATTCTTGAACAAGGAGAGAAGAAATTTGGTACTCTTGCTGATTCTATTAAACCTAGTTCTTACGATAAATTAGCTGCTTCATTAGGTAATCTAGTTAAAATACTATCAAATTTAATTAATAAAGGATTAGGTCCAGTAGTAGAGCTATTATCTAATAATATGGCTGCTTTAACATCAGTTTTAATATTATTCGGTTCAACTATTACTAGACAGCTACTTCCTGGTTTATCTAATATGGCTAAAGGCGCCGCGCAAGCTGCTGCTTCTACTGCTAGTACAGCTAATGCACAATTAGGCCAATTAAAAACTACAGAGAAAATGCCTGATGCGTATAGTAAAGCAACTAAAGCTATGCAAAATGGGTCTATAACACAAAAGCAGTATGCTAAAGCTCAGAGAAGTTTAACTCAATCAAATCTAGCTCATCAAAGAAATATAGATGCAGATCCTGTAAAGTATGCCAAAGGAACTGCAGCTATGAAGACTAAAGAAGCTGCTATGAGAACAAACAAGATAGCAATGGCGGATTTAACTAATGCTTATCGGTTACATCAGATAGCTCAAGCACAATCTACCGCTGCCTCTTCAGTAGAAGCAGCACAAAATGGTCAATTTATATTAGGTGCAAAATTAGCAGCACAAGCTGTAAGAGAGTACACTGCAACTACTATGCAAGCTGCCGTTGGTACTGGTGTTTTAAATACAGCTTTAGCTGGCGCTAAAGTAGCTTTTGTTAGTACAGCTATGGTCGCTAAAACCGCTGGTGCATCAATTATGGCTTCTTTAGGGTGGATTAGTTTAGTTGCTTCTGCAGCTTTTATGCTGTATGAGGTATTTAAAGATAAGTTATGGCCAGAAGATCCTATTGAAGAAGAGGCAAAGTCTATAATAGAGTCCTTAGAAAGTGTTAAAGATACTGCTACGTCTTTTCAGGAAACTATGGATACTATTTCGGACCCAGCTCATGTGGCTGTAGCAGGCTATAAAGCATTAACTGGAGTTATAACTGAGCTGCAATCAGCTATGCTTGGTTTTGCAAGAATGTCTATAAAAGCTCAAGATGAACAAACTGCAGGTTTTGATGCCTCTATAAAAGAACAGCAAGCAATTTTAGATGCTGCAACTGAGGACCAAGAAGGCTTACATTGGTTTTGGGATAGAACAGCGTACAGTAAAGCTGCAGTTGCAATACAAGCAGCAAATAAAGAAATTGAAGGATTAGTAGAGGAGAGGGATGCTAATATAGCGGATAAAGCAAAGCAGAGAACAGAAAACCTGGTAGGTATGGTGGGCAAAGCTACAGAAGGTTTGAAATCTCAAGAAGGAATGGAAGAATTTGCCGCCCTACAAATTACACAATTAGATGCTTTAAGTAAGAAAATTTCTGACGGGTTAATTACAGATCCAGATAAGATAAAAGATGAGATGCGTAAAATTTTAAGTCCAGTAGCTACTATACAATCTGCTTTTGATGGAGCGAAAGATGCAGCAGCTCAATTTGCTAAAGAAACTAATAAATTAGCACAAAAAGATAAGACTCCTTTTGACAAGTCAATAGAAGCAGCAGAAGGAATGCAAAGACAGCTTGATGATATAGAAAAAGCTTATGCGGGGATGGGGGGCGAAGGAGAATTACCTGCAAATTTACAAAAGCAACAAGATATGTTAGAAAAAGCTTTAAGTGAACAAATGGGAATAGATGTTACCATTGGAGATAAAGATGCAATAGATACCTATGTTGAAACCCTTAATAAGAATAGAGAAACTATTATATCTACTAAAGAATCTGTAAAAAAACTAAATGATACACATAAGTTAACAAAAAATATTGTAAAAAGTGCAGGTACTGTAGATGCTTTAAAAGCTCAATTAAATATAGAGGAGAAGATTAGAACAACAAAACTTGCAGGGATACAAGCAACAATAGAAAATACTATAATGCTACGAAAGAATGCGGTTGATAGCAAAATCAAGGCTGCAAGAGAAGCAGAGGATACAACACTATTAGCAACATTAACAGCTGAGAGAGCAGAAATTGAAGAAGATATAGGAGATTTGCGAGTAGAAGAAACAAGATTGACACAAGCAGCTCTTGACTCAGGAGTAAGAGCAGCAAAAATAGACCAGCAAAGACTACAACATGCTAAAGAATTATTAGGATTTCAAAAGAAAATGACTGCTAGTTTAAAAGCAGATTTAGCCAGCAGACAGCAAATATTTAAAAATCAGCAGTTATTAGCTGTTGCTAGTGATCCTAGGCGTTTAAGAACTACGGGGGTTGAAACAACAGAAGGAGAAAATTTAAAAGCTTTTTATAAATTTCAAAATGAAAGAAGAGACCTTATATTACAAGAATATGATTTAAAAATAGCTACCATTAATATGGAAGAAGCCTTAATGAGGGCAAAAATAGAAATAGTAAAAGCAGAATTAAGAGCCGCAATAGAAAAAGGTACAATAGAAAAAGGCACCGGTAATGACATCCTAGCGAGTTTAGGTGCTGCTCCAGCAGCAATGGAAAAAGCGTCTGCTGCGGCTAGGAGAGCAGCCGCATCCGCAAGAGATGCAGCTTTAACAGGTCTACAAGTTGAGGAGAAAAAAGCTAGATTGTCTGCTCGTAATGAATTGGTAGCAAGTGCTGGAGGTGCCGAAACTGTAGCTTTAAACGTACGAAATATGCAAGAGCATTGGAAAGGACTAAGAGAAGCAGCAGTAGAAAAAATAGGGCAAGATGGAATAGAAATCTTTAAAAAAGGTAACCCTGCAGCTTACGCTCTTGCTGGGGCAGAAGAATTAAAGATGGTAGCGGATCAGCATGTAGCAGCTATTGGAGAAGAAGGCGTTAAGAAAGCTATGACAGAAGATTTCGGTATGAAAGAAAAAATCGAAATGATGAAAAATATGACTGCTCCTCTTATTGAACAATTAAAAGCGTTGGGGCCTGAAGGAGAGTTAGCGGCTTCAGTGGCTCAAGGGGCTCTAATAGTGGCAGATGCTTGGACTACTGCAGGAGAGAGTTTTAAAGACAGTGGAATGAGTATGCAAACCGGCGCTGATATAGCCTCCGCAGTAGCTTCTAGCATGACGGCTATTAGTGGAATAATGGCATCAGCTTCTAAAGCGAGAATATCTGCAATAGATCAAGAAATCGCAGCAGAAAAGAAAAGAGATGGTAAATCTGCAGCAAGCATAGCTAAATTAAAAGGTTTAGAAAAGAAAAAAGAGAAAGAAAAGAGAAAAGCTTTTGAGCAAAATAAGAAAATGCAAATGGCTACTATTATTGCTAATACTGCAGCTTCGATAATGCAAGTATGGGCTAATCCAGCAGATATAACTAAAGGCTGGGCTATTGCTATGACAGCAGTTATTGCAGCAATGGGAGCCGCTCAACTTGCCATAGTTTCTGGTACTTCTTATCAAGGAGGAGGAAGCGGATCAGCCGGGGCTATGCCTAGTAAAGTAAGCGTAGGTGAAAGAAGTAATAAAGTAGATTTAGGAAAAAGTGCTGGGGGCGGAGGAGAATTAGCCTACCTAAGAGGTGAGAAAGGGATAGGATCAAGTGCTTCAGACTTTAGACCAGGAGCTTTTGCAGGTAAACGATACCGTGCAGCGGGCGGAACTGCCTATGTTGTAGGTGAGCAAGGGCCAGAGTTGTTCTTGCCAGAAGTTCCAGGTCAAATAGTTCCTAATGATAGAGCAGGTTCTATGGGGGCGCCTATGAATGTTAGCTTCCAAGTTTCTGCGATTGACTCTACAAATATGCAAGATATGCTTACTACTCAAAGAGGGAATATAATATCCATGATAAGAGAGGCTGCGAATAGTCATGGCACAGGCTTCTTAGAAGGAGTAGATACTTCAACATATGACGCAGCATCAGGAGGAGGCGTATAATGGCTACTTTTGCAACATTTTTAGATATATTACCAGATCCTAATAATCCTATAGGAGAGGCTGGCCAAGCTTTAGCTACTGGAACTGCCGGTCCTGGTTTTGCAAGCGTAAAATTAAGTTCAAATAGAAAAACTATAGTAGATAAGACCAATAGCGGCAGGTCAGTAGCTAGATCTATTGCAGGGCATACTTGGAAAGTAGGTATAACTTACAATCCTTTAACTAGAGATCAATTTGAACCTGTATACAGTTTTCTACTTTCTAGGCTAGGAAGACTAAATCCTTTTTATGTAATATTACCTAATCAATCCACTTCTAGAAATAGTACGTTTGCTACTTATGCGGCTAGTAATACTATAAGTGTTGAAGCAGCCAGTGAAACAGATACTAGAATTCCGGCAGGAAGAACATATATGATAATAGATGGATTTTCAGCTAGTTCAAACGAACCTAAGCCTGGAGATATGTTTAATGTCACTGATTCAGATAATGGCAATCATGTAAAAGCATATAGAACTACAAGAATTGAAACTGCTGATAATTATGATGCTTTACTACCAGATGGCAACACCAACTATCCTTTAGCTAATGATACAGAAAGACGAATTCATTTTACTCCCCCTTTAGCGTACTCAATCCTTGACAATGCTACATTAAATTTTATTAATCCTAAAATTAGAGTTAGGCTAGCAAATGATGTACAAGAATACAATTTGAGTACTAATAATTTATACCAGTTTGCCTTAGAGTTAGAGGAGGCTCTACCGTAATGGGAAGACTTGATAATAATGCCACTTTAGCAACTTCATTAAATAATAATGAACCCTTTCTTTACGCTCATCTTGTAAAGTTTGAACGTCCGCTCGCCCAAATAAAAGAACTTCCAAATGGTGAAATACGCTATGAAACTGATGCTACTAGATACGCATATATTACTGACGCTGCTTATGATATAGGTTTTAATGATGGTTCAACTAATTTAGCTGGTACTGCTAACGGCACACAAATATATAGAGCTAATAAACTACTTAAAGTTGGTTCTGTTAGCGAATCTTCTGCTATTAAAATAGCTAATATGAATTTACAACTAAACGCTGCAGCAGTTGATGCTTCTATAACAGCTACTTTTACTGTTTCAACTGTAAGTGGTATTTCTCGTATAGTTTCAAGTGGTTTAGGGTTTGTATCTGCAGGCTTTCAAGAAGGGGATAGAATTAAGTTTTCTTCAGGTAGTAATTCTACAAAATATCTTAGAATTACTCGTATTGAAAGTAACTCTACAGTACAGGTAACTTTACTTACTTTAAAAGACGCTGCCGGTAATGACTTGTCTATATCTACTAATCTTTCAGGATTTTCTTCAACTTTATCTCTTGAAAGCGACGAAATAGTTACATTACTTAGAGAAACTATCCCAACAAATTTTGTAAATCGAAAGGTATTTATATATAAAGGATTTTTAGATGCTGAAAGTCCTGATACTTTTATAGGAGATCCTGTATTATTATTTAAAGGCATTATAACTACTGCCAGCTATAAAGAAGACGAAAATAAAGCTGTTGCATCTTGGGGAGTTAAAAGCCACTGGGGAGACTTTCAACAAGTTCGTGGTCGTCTAACTTCAGATGACTTTCATAGAGCTTTAAAACCTAATTCTAAAGGACAACTAGTAGGAAATCCACAAGCTACTATTAGACCTGAATATGCAGATGACAAAGGATTTGCTCACGCTGAGCAAGCTGTAAATGTTGTAGGTACTTATATGACTACAGAAACTCGCTACAAGATGGTGAAAAGAGGTGGACTCGCAGGTCTTTTCGGTGGCAAAAAGATGAAAGAGTACGAGGTAGATGTAGAAAGAGAAACAGATCTTAGATTTGATTTACAAGCTAAATATCTTCCAGTAGTCTATGGTGTTCAAAGGTTAAATGGAAATCTGATTTTTGCGGATACTGCTTCTACTGATGCGGGCCAAGTCTTTATAGGGGAAGCCTTATGTGAGGGTCCAATTCACGGAATATATAACATGTATGTAGAGGATAGCTCTATAGTATGTGTAGATAAGCCAGACGCTGATGTTAGGGAAGGTGGAGGGGAGGCTGTAGATATTGTTTGTATTGGTAGAACTGACAAAGGCGATGTTATGGGAAGTAATAGTATCTATTCTAATTCGCAAGTAATTAATTATATTAATGCTAATGATATCTCTGGGTCTTACGGATTCAATGCGGGTAATGATATGGAGCATTGGAATAGAACTAAGTTTCGTGGTGGAGCTAATGGCACTAGAAGAGTAGACTATTCAAGATTTGATTTTAATTCTGCTAATTCAGGCTTAACACATGATAGTGGTTTTAAGATTAATGTCCCTACTACTGTACATGTAGAATTTAAAGCTGGAAAAGCAGATCAAAGAACTTCACGTATTTTACTTACTCAAGCTCATGGAGATAAATTCAAATTAGAAACAGACTACTGGGGGACTAGTGGAAGTGGAGACTATTGGAGCGAATCTCACCAACTCTTAGATACTGCTTATGTAGTTACTAAAAATACTTTAACAGAAGAACAGACTAATATTCCAGATTTAGAATATGTAATAAAAGGAAAAATATTAGATTGCTATAATTATGATGGTAGTTTTGCGCATGATCCAGCTCCCGCTTATGAGGATGAAGACGAAGACGACTTCATTTTAGGAGAAACTGTTGATATAAAAAATAGTAGTAATACTGTTATTGCAAATGATGTAATGGTTATTGATAAATGGACTCATGATGCGGGAGACTATGGTGGATATAGATTCCGATGGGACTTAACAGCGGCTCAACAAACTGCGTTAAATAGTGCAAAATCTTTCTATATGACAGATGGTTCCAACACCTGGCACATGGTTACATATGACTACCAAACTACAGGATTAACAGTAGGAGAAACATTTACTGCTGCTGTTACTTCAGTAGAAACTACAGGCAGCGCAGAACTAGAAGTAATTACAGCTAATGCTACTGCGGGGTTTGATGCCGGCATGGGCACTGCTGGAGAAAATATGCTGGCTTTAATAAATACTGAGTTTTTAGCTAGTTTAGGTTCTTTTTATAATAGCACATACAACTCTAGTACTAATAGAGTTACGTTTACTGATTCAAATAGTGTTGGGGCTACAACGACCGACACTGCTGTTGCTTCTACTAATAAAATAATACTAAGCTCGGGAGCTAGTAGTGTTGATAACTATTATAATGGTGCTACAATTATACTTACAAAAACTCTAGACGATGGAAACGAATTAGATATTACTAAAATAGTTCAAGATTATGATGGTACTAGTAAAACTATAGAAATAACTGAGCCTTTTTCTTTTATAGTAAATGATAATAATATTCCAATGTTTCCTCAATCGGGCGATAAAATAACTATTATAATGGGGCACGATAAGAGGGTTAGTACAAACCCTGCTCTTATTACTTATGATTATTTAACTAGTAAAAGATATGGCCCAGGAATTGAATTAGAGGACTTAAACCAAAACTCTTTCTTAAATGCAGGTATAACTTGTGATACTGGATCTGATATAACAGTAACTCTTGCTACTGCAGCTACCTTTGAAAAAGGGGCTGTATATAAATGGGAAAGTGATGTATTTAAGTGGCAAGGAACAGTATTAACTACTCCCTCTAGTAGTACTACTTCTGTAACTTTTACTAATTGTGTAGGAAAGCTAACAAATAAATGGAATAACTGGGAGACTAAAAAGGTTGGAGATTTAATTTGGGATACTTCATCCGATCAACTTTATAGAGTAACTACCCAAGCAGTCCAAACTTCAGTATCTAATAATGCTACCAGTCAAGGAGCTAGTTTTAATCTCGCTAGAGTTTCTAGACTTGAAACAGATACTACTAGTCCCACCACTTTAGTAGTTGATGCTGATGGGGGTAATCCTGTTCGTTACACGTTATATGATCATGATGATGTAAAATACTGGAAATATTTAGGTTGGGAAAGCCATGACCAAAGATGGGTAACTAGACATCAGGCTAACATGCTTATTAAGACAGATAAGCCTGTCTTTGGTAATATAACTGCTTTATTAGAACACTTTAATGGGCTCCTTACATATGCTGATGGTAAATACGTTTTATCAGTAGAAACTGCAAAAGACGAAGGAACTGAAGGAACTGAAGTATTTAACGATGCTAACAGTGATATTAATATTAAAATTAGATTTATTACAGATGAAGATATCATTGGAGCTATTAATATAAAAGATCAAGGGTTATCAAAGTCTTTCAACTCTTTAAGTGCTAGTATAAATGATCCACAAAATAGCTTCAATGGAAGAGCTGTTAGCTTTTTTAATTCTGAGTATTTGAAAAAAGATAGGGGCATAGTAAAGTCTACTAATTTTAAAATGCCAGGCATTACTAACTATTTTAATGCTAGAATGGCGGTTAAACAGCTTTTAGATCAATCAAGGTTTAATAGAGAAATTTCATTTACTATGAGACCTGCAGGTCTCGCTTTGATGTGTGGAGAGTTAATAAGAATACAGTATCCTAGATTTGGATGGAACGATGGAAAATACTGGAGAATTAAAAATTTAACATTAAATGAGAACTGTTTAGTTAATGTTGTAGCAGAAGAATATGAAGATGAAGTATACTTAGTTCCTTCTGCAGGAGATACTCCCTACAAAATAAGTGCTTCTACTGAAGCAATAACCAGGGCGCCTTCGGCGCCAACAAGTTTAACC